CTTTTAGGTGAAAAAAATCTTGGATCGTCAATCCTAGTCGTTGTGCTTTCTTTAAATCCTTCTTTAATGGCTTTATTGAGTTGCTCGTTCCACCAAGATTCTTGCTTAAATACATTAGCCCCACCAGCTTTTTTTAATATGTCAGTTTTGTAGGTAGGAGTGTCAGCAATATAGCCCCTTGCTAATGCCATGCCATAATCTAGGCTAGCCATTATGCTGCTCCTAATGTATCTTCTTCAAGTCCAGTTTCAGGAGCAACGCGAGCTGTTGACAATAAAGCACGCTTGCCGCCACGTTGTGTAGCACGTCGTTTAGCTGCTCTTTGTTCTGCTAATTGACGTTCTTCAATAAGCGCTGTTTTTTTATCTTCTTGAATTTGCTCTCGTTGTTCTTGGATTTGACGCTCTTGCGCTGATGTATCAGGCTTTTTAACGCCCATTATTTTACCGACTACTCCGCCCATAAATTTTCCCCATAATATAAGTATCTTCCATATCTGCGCTATAAGCTTGCATTAATCCTTCAGGTTCAAACCCAATGTAAGTAGCCCAAGCAACAGCCCTTGTATCATCTTTTTTAACAGTTATTTGTATTCTATGCAACTGGTATAATATACAAATTATATCAAAAAAGGCAAATGCGCCTTTACACATAGCTATTTTATATCGTCGTGCCTGTGGATCAAATATAGACCACGCTTCAGCAACACCTCGCCAAAGTAAAACCCCGCCAAAAATAGCGAGAGTATGACCATCACGGACTGCACTAATAGTAGGGCCAAGTTCAGACTGATGGATAATATAGCGTTCTCTATCTTTAATCGAAATGTGTGAAAGCTCATAGTCATTTAATCCATTAAAGTTTTGTAAGTCATAAGGCTCAAAGTTTTTATATTTTACCCCACGAACTTGAGGAAGTTCAAAATCTAAGATATTTTTATCGAGCAAATACATCAAAGTCTGAATTAACAACTGTTTGTGAAATAAGTGTGTTTTGTGTTAAAGCTGATTTAGTCATGCGTTTATGTTCACCGCCACCTAAAAGTAAATAGCCAAATGCATCGCCAATGTGTGAATGTTCATTTTTATTTGGACTATCACGGAATCGTTCTTGTCCAGCACCGACACTAATCCTTTTAAAATGATAGCCGCCCGCTAAACTTTTTCTTAACATTTTGCAAGAAGTATGTAATATGAGTCCTGGCTTGCCCGCAATCAATCTTTGCATGGGTGCAGCTGCGGCTTCACGTCTGACTTTAAAATTGTTAGACGCTGTAGGTTGTGCGCGTAATCCAATGGTTCTTAGGTAATCAAATGCAGTCACTTCGTAAATAGCATCACGTGCCATGCCCGCTGGATCACCCCATACCATGACTTGTGCTTTAGGGTATTTGGCGTTGATCTCAGCTAACAACTGTTGCCCAAATCTCTCTAACCCCATGTCTTCAGTAACAATCTCATGCAAGACTACCCAACGTCCATTTGCCAATCTCTGCCCAATCGCTGCGGCTGGTGTTAAACCAAAGTCAAGACCAATATGAATAGGCAATTGTGGGTCGTATTCGACTTCACTACTAGACATTAAATGATCATCATATTCTGGCCAGACAGGTTTACCTTCTTGTACATAAGTAAATTTACCTTCAGCATAACAGCGAATCCAATCTAGATTTTTACCGCCAAGCATTTGCTGATAATAACCCGCGGGTAAATTTTTAACATTTTCAGCTTTTTCATTGAGTCGCCACCAACGACCTGATGCAAACATATGATCATTTGCTTCTGGATTTTCGGGTAATTCTTCTGGGCTAACCTCTAATACACCGCCTGGTTGCTGGAAAAAATCCCAACCAAATTTGCCGCGTATGGGTTCTTTTTTACTAATCCTAAACCACCAATGGTCATCGTCCATGGGGTTGGTATCCATAAATACACCATGCCAAGTTGGGCCACCATCTTTTTTAGTAGGATAACGGCCGACACGATGGGTGAGTCCGTCAATAACGGCTTTAGGCAGTTCACGTGCCTCATTCACCCATGCGCCAGTCAGCTCTAAGGATAAGAGTTTCCTCACGTCCTTTGGCTGATCCAATGCTAAGAAGATTACTTCACAATCTATACCCGCTGCATCACCACGGGAAGGGAGGCGAATGTGATGAGTAATGGGAGGTGTCCAAAGCATTGGCCCAAATGTATTTTCTGGGAATAATTCTTGCCAAGTTTTAATCGTGGTTGTTTTAAGTTCTGGGTAAGAGTTACGCACAATGACCCAGCGAGAGTAACGTATGCCATCTTGAGGTGACGGCTTTTGTCTTACCGCACGCATCATAATCTCAGATGCGCACGCGTAAGACTTGCCGCTCCCCACAGGGCCGAGCAGACCTCTTACAAACGCGTCGCTCTGTAAAAATTTAAAAATTACAGGGCTGGTTGAGAAATCTAGATCAATGCCTGGCCCATGTAATTCTTTTTGGCTTCGATCTTTTTTATTGCTCATCGTCTATGTCTTTAAACTTCATCTCCATCATACGTTTGAGTTCCATGTTCTCTCGAAGTAACGCATCAATAATTTCCATGACTCTAGAATTATTAAGACGTGCCATTTCAAACTCCTCACGTAATTGCTCGATCTGTGCTTTTAAGTCCATCTCGTTCCCTCACTTTCTTACGTAATTTTTGTAAGTAATAATCCGCTTTATCTAAATCTTCAATTCCGTTCTTCAACGCAAATCGCCAAACATATTTAATAATATTACCAACGCAAACAGCCATAATACCTAATAATCCGCCCGTGGCGGATTCGATTGCATCAATACATTCAACCTTGCCTTGTGTATAGTGCTTAGGTTTATTTACGTTGTCATTCATCATTGTCAATAACCTCTGGTGCTTTAACGTTAATGCCAATCACAGATGGTTTGTCAGATTGTTCGGGATTATCCAATAAGCCTGATGCTTTAGCTAATAATCTTAATATCTGTGGTTTATCATGAAACTCAATGTCGGTGACTTGGCCTTGATCATTGAATTTAACGCGTTTAATAGCCTGTGCTGCATGGCTAGGTATGTCTTTAGAGTCTTTAATTTCAACACCATTTTTATCCCAACTCATGACGTCCATAGGTGTTGTGTTTGCAATACAGATTAAACTGTGTGCTACGGCCTCGCGGTTCGCAGCCACAGTCTCTGAACGCTCTATACTGCGTTGTAAATTCCTAACGCCGCCGTAACCAGCGAGTTTTGGAATGGGTTTTTTGTTTTTTATCTCAGTCATTAGAAGGGAATATCGTCCGCCATGGTTTCGATGGATTCCGCCACAGGTTGATGCGTCTGGTCGTTATTCTGTGTTGGCCGTGGTGCATTTTCTCTGTCCTGAACTGGATCACCGAATTTAATCTTGAACCACTCTTGTCCAGAAGCTTGAGAAATATTCTTCCAGGCACTTGCATAAACCAAAGCTCCGTCTGATAACATAGCCTGACCTTGAAAGTCGGGTTGTTTTTCATTGGTTTTTCTTTTATTAGTAAATAATTTCATATCACCTGGTTGTAGTTCTAAACTATTTTCCGCCATTTGAATCTCCTTTACGGTTAGTATAACAGCTATTACATAGCCATCGTTTGTATTTCCCGCCATGAGTTGACTTCCATCTGCCGCCTCCGACGGGGCGATATTTAAAGCAGTTGGTGCAAAACTTATCTCCTACAGGTGATGGTAACTTTGCACCCGCCATCTTTAATTTGTTCTCCTCTTGCAACATAAAGCCTATCTATTTGTGAATCATCATCATAAACACGCGCTTTTTGTAGCGCATCTAAAATACCTTTTAAACAATTATCTAGATCAAACTTACGTTTTGATCTTGGAAAAACCACAATTTCTACTTCTAGTTTTAAGTCGCCAAAATTTGGCACTTTGTCTAACTTACAACGTTTAATCACTTCTGCTAAAAACACCATACCCGCTTTAGATATAAATCTTCGCTTGCCATTAGCACGCCAATACGTATTTACACTTGGAGGGTAAGGTAAATTAATCACAACACTAGACAATTTTGTTAAGTCTGGCATTAATATCAGCATTTGATCCTGACAAATACGCTTTAATAGCGTCATTAATAATAGAGCTTTTAG